AAGCATAAAAACCAAGACTCTACCATTAAGCAAGAGATCATGAGACTTGCTGATATGATCGAGACTCCTGGTGATGCTATTGTAATTGTGCCTCTTTTGAAAGGATTCATGGATTCTAGCCTCAAGAACGACGAAGTCTTGATGAAACTCCTACAGCTTTTCCAAAAAGCATCGGCAGAAGCCAAGAAAGATGGTGTCGAAGATTCTGGCATTTTGACAGAAAAGGACATCGAGCAGTTGTTTTCTGAAGTAAGTAACATTAAGATTAAAGATCCTAAACAATTACCACAAGCATAATGTCAGACGGATATATTTTTGGTAATAAGTTTGACTCCAAAGTTGGTAGATCTATCGGCCAGTATTTCCAAATTGGTCGAGTTAAGTCTATTGTGTTAGGACCTTTTAAAGGAAACACTCAAGAACGTGATCCTGATTACGGAAGCCCTATTGATATAGGAAAGATCAAATATGAGCTGTTATATTCTACTTTAGGAACCTCTAAGTCTGGTGAAGTATCTGAACCGGCTTGGCCAATGTTTAACTTTATTAGGCAGTATCCTGTGGTTAATGAGATAGTGCTTATCATGGCAGGGCCTACTGAGAAGTTGAACGATCGTGTGTCTAATCAGCAATTCTTCTATTTTCCTCCATACAGTTTGTGGAATCGTGCTAATCATGGTGCTTTTCCAAACATGAGTGAGTATAGTAACTTCTTGAAACAGTCTGTTAATATTCAAGGGTATTCTGGAAATGCTGTAACTGGATCATCTCTTCCTTTGGGATATACTTTCCAAGAGAATCAACAAGTTAGAAATTTGCAGCCTTTTGAAGGTGATACAATACTACAAGCTAGATTCGGTCAATCTATCAGATTTGGATCAACTGTTCCTGTTCTAAAAAGAGATAATACATGGTCTAATTCTGGAAAGAATGGAGACCCTATAACTATTATACTAAATAGTCAAAGGCAAGAAAACCCTGGACTAAAGTTCAATAATATTGTAGAAGACATAAATAAAGACGGCTCTGCTATCTATATGACCTCTACTCAAGAGATCTTTTTAGAGGACATAAATAACTTTCCTTTAAACTCTTTTGGAACACCAATCACAGCAATATCACAGCCTACTCTAAGAGTTCCTAAACCAGCAATATCTAATGAAGTAGTTTCTCCAGCACTACAAGACCAAGCAAGCATAGGATAATATGTACAGACCAGTTTTTCCATATAAAGGCAATCAACTCATTTTAACTTCTGAAAGAGTTACTATTCACTCAAAAACAGATGCTATCTTTTTGTTTGGTAAACAAGCAGTATCTTTGTCCTCTACTAATACAATTAATTTAGACGCTTCAAATAAGATTATATTAGCAGGCCCTGTTATTGAACTAGGAAATAAAGCAAAAGACCTAGGTGAACCTATAGTTTTAGGAGATACATTAAATAGAAAACTATTAGACTTATTGGATGCTTTAAGTTTTATTTCTACAAGAATGGCACAAGCTTCCACATCTAATCCTGGTGCAACTGCCGAATTACTACAACAAGCTGGATCTTATCTAGGTAATAAAGTTAATGAACTAAAAGGCCAATTAGAGCCAGGTTTATCAGAAATACTATCTAAAAATACTTTTACTAGATAAGCATGTCATCTACAAATAACAATATTAACCTCAATACCACCTCAGCAAAAGGTTTAGAAAAGGCTATTGGTGTTGTTAGTAGATTCTTTATAAAAACTCAAAGCAAAATAAATGAGATTTTATATGGTAAAGCTATATCAAAAAGGCAAGATGCTAACTTAATAAAAAGATTGCTAAATAAAGGAATTATACCTTTACTAGATAATGTAACTTCTGTAGATCTTTGTAACATATTAAATTACGCTGCTAATAATATACCTGATGCTACAGATGCTAATGGTAATAAAATTGTTTTTAATCCAAATAATCCTCCTCCAACTAATGATGTTATAGGTAGAAAAAAATGGCAACTTCAAAAAACCGCATATGATGTTCAACAGTTTATTGATGAATATTATAGAGAGTATTTAGATACAAATAATCCTCAAAGTAGAGTTGGATTATTTACACTACTACAACAAATTAATTCATCTTTCTCTTCTGCTGTTAATCAAACTCAAGCTGGTTTAAATGACCCTTTAATAAAAGAGAATTTTCCTCAAGCTTCTGTAGCTAGTAATTTTTTACAAAATGCTTTAGGTAAATTTAATAGATATACTGATGTCAATCAAATTACTCCTCAAGAGGTCCAAAAGCTAATTGATTTAGTAGACAAAGTTAGACAGTATTGTATTATTATACAAGCTTTTAACAACCCAAAAAATTTAGTAGGTTTAATTGATAACTCATTAAATAGTGCAATTCAAAGAGAATTATCCGATATATCTAAATTGATCATTAACCCTGATAAATTCTTTTCAGTTTTAAAAGCTATAATTAAAACAGTAAACACAGTTAATAATATTAGTCAAAAAATATTAGGCTTTATAAATACTATTCAAGCACTAATTAAACTATGTATTGGTATAGTCTTTTTGTTTGGTATAATTATTGGCTTCTTAGTACTTTTACCAATTCCAAATATTTTAACTTTCTTAGGACTAACAACAAAGTTTGCAGATACACTACAAAAATTAAGAGCTTTACAACAAAAACTACTTTCAAGATTAGAACAAATATCTGCAGTTTTAAATTTAGCTGCTATAGTAGTTACTAGTTTGGTAGCAGGAATACAAAATATTATAGATAAATTAAGAATAATTCAACAAAATTTAGAGAGTTGCACTAATAAAAATGAAGACTTAATTAATGAATTTAAAGACGCTATTAATAATTTAACTAATACATCCCAACAATTAAATAACTTCTTAACACAGTATAATAACCAACAAACAAAATCACAAACCCAATTTGGTAAATATACTATTCAAATAGTAACCGAGCAGGTTGTAGATGAGGGAATAAACCTAAGAAGAAGATATGGTATAGCCAAAGATTCCAATGGGTTTGTTGTTGTTCAATCAACGCCTACTTTTGCATCTTTAGACCTAATCATAATAAATGAAGTAAAAGCACTTCTTGTATCAAAAGGATTAGTAAATGCGAATGTAGCCGGACTGTCTTCTGAAGAACAGGTAATTATTTTGGACGCCGCAAGATTTCTTGGAGATGATGAAATAGATCTATCAAATATAGAATTAAATACCACGGATATACAAACATTACAAGAAGACGAATTAGGTTTAGGTACTTTTGTTAATAATTTACCAGGAGGAAGGGCCTTGAGAAGGAAAGTCCGCCAAAAAATGCTTCAAAACTATCAAAAATTAGGAACTGATTTAAAATCAACAGATCCGCAAGGCAGATTCTCTTCTGGAATAATAAAACAGCAACAGTCAGAAAGAAATAAACTAGAGATTCAAGTTCTAGAAGACAAAATTGACGGCTGGAAAAAGGAAATAGCTCTTGCAGCAACTCAAGGTCCAATAGGCCTAGTTGTGGTAAGAGATAGGATTAAAAAGATCAAAGACGCCGAGAAGAAGATTCAAGAATTAAGACAAGGATAAAATAACAAGGCAAAATATTTATAAGATATGGCACAAATTGATGCACTAAGAAAGCTAATCCGTGAAGAACTTCGCCAAGTTCTAAAGGAAGAACTCCCTAAAATTCTTAAGGAGGTACAAGCTCCTGTGGTAAAAGATCCTAAAAAGGCTCTCCAAGAACAGGTTAAGGCTAAAATTCCTGGTACTTTAAACACCCAGGCTAGTAAACCTCAAATAAAGTTTGCGTCTAACAACCCAATGGCAGCTTTTTTGAATGATACTGCAAAGTCTATGCTTCAAGAAGACTTTTCTATGACCACAGCAGATGTTCATCCTGCGATGGCCTTCCAACCTAACCAGGTATCTGTAGGTTCTGTTGAAGGAATGCTTGGATCTGCTAGACCTAGTTCAAACTTAGCAGCAGTACAAATTAATGAAGTGCCAGACTTTTCTGGACTTATGAGTAAATTGAAAGAGAAAGGACAAATCTAATGGCATACGGATTAAAGAAAATATCAGTAGTAGATCTTAGGCCATCAACCGGTGTTGGTGTTAAAATTCCTTTTGATGCTGAAAATGTATTTTCTACCGTATATACTACCAAAGACCAGACTAAGTACAACTTGATCAACTTTTTGTTGACAGACCCAAGAGAAAGGCCTTTTAACCCTACTTTTGGAGCTGGGCTTAGAGCCAGACTATTTGAACAAATTGATCAGCTTACTTTTGAAGACATAAAAGAATCCATCAGAACTCAGATAGAGGCCAACTTTCCTAATGTGCAAATAGTTACTCTAGATATTATAGGAAACCCAGATTACAATTCAATTAATATAAAATTTAGTTATCGCTTATTAAGATCGAATGAAAACGATTCAGTCACAGTAGCTATACAAAATATGTAACAATGCTTAACCAGGTAGACATAAAATATTTAAATAAAGACTTTACTTCGTTTAGGTCTGACCTAATTGAATACGCTAAGGCATATTATCCTACGGTTTATAACGATTTTACTCAGGCTTCTCCTGGTAGCATGTTCATTGAAATGGCTTCTTATGTAGGAGACGTTTTATCATTCTATCTAGACAATCAGATTCAAGAGACTTACTTACAATATTCAAAGCAAAAAGGAAACCTATATTCTATGGCCTATACACTAGGTTATAGACCAAAAGTTACCTCTGCTGCAACTGTTACTTTAGATGTTTATCAACAAGTACCTTCAATAACTGTAGGTGGAAGCACAAGTCCTGACTTTACTTACGCAATGACTATTGAACAAGGAATGCAAGTAAAATCAAATGTTGATAACTCCGTGTTGTTCTATGTACCTCAAAAAGTAGACTTTTCAACATCTTCATCTTATGATCCAACTACTGTAGAAGTATATACAATCAATGGATCAAATGTTCCTACGTCTTATCTTCTAAAGAAAAGCGTCCAAGCAATATCTGGCCAAGTTAAGACACAAACGTTTTCTTTCGGAGCTGCTCAAAGATTTGCCACAGTTAATTTACAAGACAGTAGTATTATCACTATTCTTGATGCTAAAGATTCTAGTGGTAATACTTGGTATGAGGTACCATATCTTGCTCAAGATTATATATTAAAGCCAGTTCAAAATACAGCAGCTAACTATCCTAGCTTATACCAATATCAGAATCAGGTTCCATACATGATTCAAAAGCTGACTGTTCCTAGAAGGTTTGTTTCTAGATTTAGAGTAAATGGATCATTAGATATTGAATTTGGTTCTGGTATAAACGCTGTTGCTGATACCGCTATTATACCAAATCCTAACGCAGTTAGTGTAGGTTTAACTGGTGGAGGTTTAAGTACACTGTCTAGTTCATTCGATCCAACTAACTTTGTAACTACTCAAACTTATGGTCTTGCTCCAAGAAATACATCTATAACATTCCAATATATTGTAGGCGGTGGCGCTTCTGCAAACGTATTAACAAGTCAACTTACAGATATAGTATCATATACAGTATCAGGAAATACAACATATCAAAATACTATAGTTGTAAATAACCCTGAACCTGCTGCAGGTGGAGGAGACGGTGATTCTGTAGAACAATTAAGATTTAATATTGCGGCTGAATATCCAACACAGCTTCGTGCAGTTACTCAAGAAGACTATCTTGCAAGAGTAATGTCAATGCCTGCTCAGTATGGTGAAGTTGCTAAGGCATATCTTACAAAAGACGATGTTACCTTTAGAAATTACATGAATCAAGATCCAGGCCAAAGAGATCCTTTAGCTATAAGCTTGTATGTTTTAGGTTTAAATGGACAAGGTCAATTAGATGTACCATCACCGGCAATTCTACAGAACATTCAAACTTATTTGAGGGATTATAGAATGTTGACTGATGCTGTTAATATAAAGCCTGGTTATATTATTAATATAGGTTGTAACTTTGATATAGTTATCAGACCAAACTACACTAGCCAAGATGTTGTTGCAAGATGTATATTA